GGGATTTTGGCGCAGTTGGGACAACGATCACCCTGGCCAACGGACAAACCCTGGTCTCCGACACCAACAACGAGGTCCAGGTCGGCGACAACTCCGAGGACATCTCGTTCGGGTTCGGCACCGCCAACGAGTGCACGATCACCACGGACACCGGGGTGACCCGGATCGATGCCGGAGACATCGGGCTCAAGACCAGCGTGCCGTTGATGCTGCTCGACTCGCAGTACTTCTGTGGCCAGGGAGCCAACGGAGCGACCGCCAGTTACATCGGCCCGGTGTTGACGAGTCTCGCTGATGACATGACCACCTATGTCTACGGCGCTGTAGGGTGTGACGGGTTGGATAGCACGACTGAGGCAACTGCCGATGCCGTGGTTGCTAGTGGGACCGCGCTCAAAGTTGTTGGCATGATGTGTCAGGTTGACGACGGCGGGACTGACGACACCTACGCCTTCCAACTTCGCGATGACACAGCAGACGTCACTGGCGTCACCTGTAGCGTGACCCTTGATGGCTCTGGGTTCAATCAGTGCACGGTGATTCTCGATGCCCCGGTGACCGTTGCCGCCGGTAGCACAATGGCCGTTAAGCAGTCGGGCACCGATGACGACTGCTCAAGTTGCGACACCGAGTGCGTGATCTATTACTCGTACTGAGCCGCGACGTCCTAACTCAAAAAAGACTCTTTCAGGAGAAAAACGATGTCCGTAATTGATACCCCACAACAAAACAGGAAGGACGTCCGGGGGACCTTTATCGAGGCCCTGGCCCGCCCTCAACCGCCGTCTTTGGTGGACATGATCGCCACCGAGGTGAAATCACAAGCCGACAAAGAGAACTACGCTTGGCTAGGTGAAGTCTCGGCGCTCGAAGAGTGGGTTGACGAGATGCCCGAAGGCGACATGTTGGAAAATACCGACGTTGACGCAGCCGGGTATGAGCTGGTCAACAAGAAGTACGCGACGGCGCTACGGTTCCGACGTGACGACATGAATGACCAGAAGACCGGCGGACTCAACATCCGCGTGCGTGACCTGGCGCAACGTGCGTCCCGCAAGGCCGACGCCCTGTTGATCGATGCGCTGGTGGCCGGCACCACGGCAACCGATTACACTGGCGAGGCGTTTTTCACCGCGACTCACGCCACCCGTGGAGCCCAGTCGTCAATGCAGTCGAATTTGTTGACCGGCTCTGGGATTACGACCGCCAACTGTGCGACCAACATCGCCTCTGCCGTTGCCGCGCTTTACAACTACCTCGACGAGGCAGGTGAACCGCTCAACGAGGTGTTTCGACAGCTCTACATCCTGTACCCGCCAGCGTTGCACAAGCCGATCTCCGAGGCCGTCAAGGCCGGGGTGATCAGCCAGACCAGCAACGTTCAGTTCAGCGACCAGGACATCATGTTGATCAAGAGCCCACGGCTCACCTCAACGTCTGCCGTCGACTACTACGTTGGGATCAAGGATGCCGAAGTTCGTGGGTTGATCTGGCAGGACCGCGAGTCAATCACCATGGAGACAAACGGGCCGCAGAGTGACTCTTGGGTCCAGCAAGAGCAACAGATCTTCAAGGTCCGATTGCGTGGCCGAGCTGGGTACGGTCGTTGGCAACGGTGTGTGTTGATCAACAACACCGATTGATTCTAGATGGCAAACAGATCCTTGGCGGTGCCAACACGGGCCGCCTCGGGTCACAACAAGCGAGGACACAATGCCGTATTTGGTGCGTTCAAAAGGCCGACCACTCGTGATTCGCGACGGTCGGGAAGCTGGCGATCCGGTCTTCGAGGTCGGCGTCAAAGATTACGTGATCTTCAGTCACCTCCCCGCTGGGTGCGGCGTCCACGGAGATGGTGACGTCGAAGTACGAGAGGTGACCGACGTCAGCGAGGGAGTCAAGGGCAAGCCGATCTCGAAGAACAAGAAGAGCCCGCCAAAGATCAGCAAAAAAGTGCGAGAGCAGATGATGCTCGAAAAGGACGAGGAGCCTCTATAGGCCATGGGCACCTATGCCTCAGCGTCTAACGTACAGGCCCGATTGCCCGGCTCTAGTCGGACAATCGGTGCCAGTACCGACCCAAGTACCACGGACGTCAACGAGTACATCGCCGACGCCGAGGCGCTGTTGACCGGTGCGCTCGATGCGGCACAGATCGATACCCCGGTCACAAGCACCACAGGCACGGCGATCTTGCAGGCGTGGGTCACCGACTACGCAGAGGCCAGAACGAGGAAGGCCTGGGCGTCTGCTGGTGGTGACGGTGGGAACGATGACGGGCGTGATGAGCTCGAAAGATTTGACGAACGGCTCAAGGACATCACCGACAACCCGCAGAAGTACGAGGCAATGTTGACCGGTGGAGCGGCCACCAACTCAAAGCAGGTCAGGAGCTACACTCTCGACAACCAAGACGGCAAGACAATCGAGGCCGGCGACTTCGATCCGATCTTTGAACGGGATGATGCATTCTGATGGGCAGACCACCTTCGATACCTACCAGAGGCGGTCTCCTTGGCGGGACAAAAGGAAAGGGCGTTCACGCCTTTTCGGTATTCGTCACACCGCCGCTGTCTACCGTCAAAAAGATGTTCAAGTCTCTCGGCTGGAAGATGTCAAAACCCGACTTCCGGCAAGCCTGGCAAGAGTTCGCGCCGGACATGGCTGCGGCTGTCGAGGAGATTTGGTCAACAAAGGGCGCGGCGGCAAACCAGGCGTGGCCAGACTACCGACCAATGTATGCCAAATACCGCAAGGGCGGGTCGTCAACCGCGACGTTGATCGTCACAGGCACGCTACATAACGCGGTGACGAGAGTTGGCAAAGGCAAGGGTTCGATCCGAAAGATGCGGAAAAAGTCTATGGTATGGGGCACCAACCTCCCGCAATCGCGTGACCTCAACTATGGGCGGTTTCGATTTCTTTGGATCACCGAGGCGATGAAGACGAAGGCAGGCGAGGCTATCGCCAGGCACATCGAGCGAATGATTGACCAAGAGCTCTCGTCGATGTCCAAGGCCATGCTGGCCACCAGGGGGTTGCTCTGATGGCCGGTGAAAAGTACATCGACAAGGCGGTTGCCCGGTTGCTCGCCTACTACGAATCGAATTTCCAGACCTACTTGACGGCGGTCGAGACGGCTCAGTCTCTTGCCACAGGGGCGATGACTGCACCAAAGGACTACGTGCCGGCGTTGTTGCCAGAGGACACACGCTCGCCTCTGCTACAGGTGTTTGCCACAGGCGCCAAGCCAGAGGATGGCCGTTGCGGTCTGTATTGGGTCGATTGCACGGTGTACCTCGGTTATGTCGGCGACGCCAATGTTGAAGCCGGCCAACAGAAAATGCGCCGCTACATGACGGCGATGGTCGACACACTCAGGGCAGACTACACCCTTGGGTCTACGGTGCAGGAGGCAGTCGACGGTGAGCAATCGCTCGACGCCTTCAAGCCAGGTGATGCACAAACACGCTACGCCATTGTTTTGGATGTCGAAGTTCTGATCTACGAATCGTGAGGTTAAGAAATGCCATACATGCAACCGCCACCAGGGGCCAAGGGTATCAAATACAATCTGACGTACGTCGACAAAGAGATCGATGTACTTGATTGTGACGTCGGCGCGCTTCTCGCCGAGGGATGGACCTTGGCCGGCCAACTGCCCGACCCGCAACCGATGGACAACGAGCCAACGCCCGCCGGCGTTGATGATGAGGAGGTCTTGCCATGACCGCTCCTACCGCTTCCCCTGTTGCTGGAATGCTCCAAAAGCACTGGATCAAAGAGCAAACCACGTTTGACACCATAGTCGCCTACGCGGCAACCGATGCCGTCGAGGGTCGGGTTGGTGCGTTCAAGATCGATGGTGAGAAGAATTTTGAGGAGTTGATGGAGGCCGTTGGCACGGCGAGCCATCAAGGCGACGTCGCTCTCGATCGTGGTGGCAAGTTCTCGATTCAGACCAACATCAAGCCAGCCGCAGCCGGGACCGCTCCAGACATTGGACCGGCTGGGCTAAAGGCGTGTTTTGGTGCCGAGGGGATTGTTGGATCGACGAGCGTCACTTACACGTTCAGCGATACCGTCAAGGTGCCGCTGCAGGGTGCGCTCAACATCGCCAGCGGACTGCAACATGTTTTTTCTGGTGGAGTTGTGACCGACTGGGAAATTGATATCCCTGGTAACGGCGTCCCGACGATCACAATCAACGGTGAGTTTGCACGGTTCGGATGGGCGTATCGCGATGTTATTGGAGTCGGCGGAGTTGCCACAAGCGCCACATCCTGTCCGTTGGACAACGACTCGCGAGGGTGTGTGTACCCTGGCGCCGTTGTGATGCTCGGCGATGATAGTGGTACTGCCAGCGCAGGCTACACGGTAACCGGCTACACAGACACCACTGGGTCTGCTGCGTTCGCGTTTTCCCCAGGTCTCGCTGGTGCAGGAGAGGCAGCCGGCCTGCTGATTACCCCGCTCGTCCCGTCGTCAACAGTGGGTGGCACCGCGATAGCGGCGGTCAACTGCGGGCTCACCATTGACTCGGTTCCCCTTGGATTCATCAAGGCAAACATCAAAGGCACAACCGGTTGGGGCCTTCGCAGCGGTGAGGCGACGACCGATCGCGCATCAGGGATTGTCAGGGTTGGCAAGCGCAAGGTCGAAGGGTCGCTTGACTTCTGGTTCCTCGACGCCAACACCGGCAACGCTCCGATCCTTGGCCGAACCTGGGAGGGCACGATTCGCGACATCGCCCTACGGGTTGGTGAGAACACCACGGGGAAACGGATGACGATCGACATCAACAAAGCTCGTTTGATGGTCCCGACGTTTGACATCGGAGAGGCTGCGGTTCAGGCGTCCGTCAGCTTCTTGGCCCAGCAAAACGCGGCCGCCGCCGATGAGTGCATTGTCTCGTTCACCTAGGAGGAATTGTGGCACGACAAGTCAAAGGACCGCCTGCCGGCAACGACAGGAAGTACACGTTGAAGGCCCTTGGCAATAGGGACGGGCCTCCCGGTGACGTTGTTTCGGTGTGGATCAGAACGCCCAACGAGAGGGAGAAGCGCGAGATCCAAGCTACGGGCAAGGGCTTGCAGATTGCCATCGGTGACGACGGAATGCCGGAGCACAACGAAGCTGGCCAGATGATCGGGGTGATGAAAAACTCCGACGATCTGGTTCGGGTACACCTGGCGCTCGAGCGTCATGTGACCAAGGTTGAGAATTACAACAACTCAGCCGGTGAGCCGATCAGTGATGGTGCTGATTTTGCCAAGTATGGAGACGACGAGTTTGTCTACGAGCTCGCCGCAGAGATTCTCCACGGTGTGTCGTGGACGGAGGAGCAGAGAAAAAAATACAAAGGGTCGCCCGCTATTGGGTCAGAGGCGACCCGTCAACAGGATGGGACTGTGGAGAGTGCCGAGAGCTTGGACTCGACAAAAAGAGAAACTGTTCAGGCTACAGCAACAGAAACTTCCGACACGTCGCCGCAAGCGGCGATCTGATGTTTGAGAGATGTCCGAGGAGTTGGATCAGGGATGAGGCAAGCGAAGCGGCACAGACGGTCAACGACGTGCTTTGGTTCCATCGGTATGGTCAGCCTCCAGATGACGGAGGGCGATTAGACCAGGACCCGAGGTGGTTGGACGCGGTGGCGATAGTCGATCAAGAGGTGGCGGCAGCCAATGGCAAGAGAAGCAAAAAAGGGTGTCGGCTTTGAGCTCACTGGTCGCGATGCATCAGCGTCGTCGGCGTTCAAAAGATTAGGCGCCGCTGCGAAGGCCAGTGCCGATAAGGTAACAAAAGCCAGCGCGGCAATGACTCAGATGAGCGTCGCCACGGAGGGCGCCGCCTCTCGCATGGCCACGATGATCGGCATATCATTGCCTGCCCTCGGGTCCGGGTTCGCGTCTGTTGGACTAATCGCCGGGGCAATGACGGCCGGTGTAGCCAAGGGTCTTTGGAGCATGACCAAGGCTACCGCAGACGCCAGAGATGAGATATTTGACCTCTCTCGTCGGTTTGCCGTGTCTGTTGAGACAATATCTGGGCTCAAGTTTGCCGCAGAGCAGAATGGCGCATCTGTCCAAGACATGGGCAAGGCGATGCAGACGTTGTCCAAGAACGCCATGGCCGGATCTTTGGCGTTCAACAGGTGGGGCGTTGAGGTCAGAGACAGCAACGGTCAACTCAAAACACAGGAGGAAATCTTCTTTTCTGCCATCGACGCGATCAACAGCTATGGATCAGACGTCGAGAAAACTGTGGCGGCTCAAGACATCTTTGGTGATTCTGGCGCTAACCTGTTGCAGGTGATCAGGCTCGGCAGTGACGCGATCCGTGAGCAGATGGAGCGAGGAAAGGAATACAACGCCGTTACCGAGGAACAAGCCGTTGCGGCGAACAAATTCAACAACGAGCTGGCGGCGATGGACACCGCCTTTGAAGGGCTGAAGCAGACCCTCGGCGGGGAGTTAGTCCCGACGTTCACCGGTTTTTTCCAGACCATCGGCACAACGACAAACGTAATCAAGGAGTACATGGGCGAGTTGCGTGCGTTGAATGCGATAGCCAACCCGTTGGCCATGGTTTTCGAGGCAAATGTCTGGGTGGTCAAGAAGCTCGGCGGAATGCTTGGCGACGGTGCCGATGCGGCGAGGGATCAAGCTAACGGGATCAAGGATGCGGGGCATGAGGCAGAATCCGCCGACCCAAAAGTCAAAACACTGACCGATAGCATTGCCGGGTTGAAAAAGGCAGCCGGGCCAATCGAGATCACCATTGATACAACTGAGCTGAATGAGGAATTGAGACTTGCCCAGGATATGGAGCGCATGTGGCAAGAGGACCGGAGGGCAGATCAGGAGCGAACGGCATCGGCATTCACCAGCGGAACACATTTGGCAACGCAGGCGTTTATCAAAGACATAGAGTTCAAAGAGAAACAATCGCTCGATGCCTACAATGATGAGATGGACCGCGAAAAGCAAAAACGCGAGATTATGATTGGTCTCGCGGGCTCTGTTGCTCAAACGTGGGGATCTGCGTTCGGCCAAATGGCGGCGGATGGCAAGGCGTCAAGCAAGGTGATCCTCAACGCTGTTTTGTCGACAGCGGAACGCGCCGTCATGGCGTACGCAGCAACCGCTGCAACTGGCGCCGGTTCTTCTGTTGCGTCAACACCTGGACTCGGGCCGATATTGGCGCCGATTGCCGCCTCTGCCATTTTTGCCGCCATGCGCGCCTATATTTCAAAGTTCGAGAGAGGCGGTGTTGTTGGTGGCATGGTCCGTGGTGGTATGCGTGGCCGTGACTCTGTGCCCGTGCTGGCTCAAGACGGCGAGGGGTTCTTGTCGGTCAACGACACCGGGACGATCAAAGATCTGATCGCGGCGTTGCGTGGCTCCGCTGGTTCTGTTGGTGGCAGTGTTGGTGGACAGGTGATTTACGCCAACTTTAAATCAGAGATCCCTTACACATCAGCCGAGGCAAAGAGAACGATCAAAAACTTCAACAACGCGACGCAAAAACAGACCAGGCGTGGCGTGAACAAGGCGATGTAATGGCGGCTCCCGTTTGGACATCTGCGGCACTATCGAGCGATGAGCAGGCCTGGCGATCTGCCGACAAGCCATTGATGGCCGTCCAATCGATCCCGGTGGCGCCTACGGTGTGCCGGTGGTCTGAGATAGGGGCTATCACGAGCACCGATAGGACTGCCACGGGATACCCGACAAGCCGTGCCTTTGATGGCAAGCCGCACCTAGTTACAAAGCCAGATACCACGGTGTCAAATAATTGGTATTTGACATTTGACTTTGGCAAGGGCATCGAGTTCGATAGCCTGTTTATCATCGGTCACAATTTCGGAACGCTTGGATTGCTAGGCGTGACTCTCGAGATTGACGACGGAAACCCAAATCCGGGTGACACCCCAGACGGGACATTCACCAACACGAAGGTCGTCGGATCGATCACGTCATTCCCCGACGACACAAGGTTGAT